TTTTATTATCCTTGTTATTGGTGAAACTATTATGAGTTTCAAAATGTGTTATATACCGACTTGCAACAAATAATGTTGCATTTTATAATTAATAAGTATATATGTATTTACGAAAAAATACAAAATATATTACTTTTTTTAAATTATTTTTTATTTAATTTAGAAATAGCTATTGCACCCTCGTCGAGATTTTTGATTTCAAAGTAGCGACTTAATACATGTCCGCCGTCTTCATATAGTGCTTCCATGCGTTGTTGTACAACATGAGCTTCTTTGGCTAGTTTATTAAACTCTTCACTTACTTTACGAAGTTGTTTCATGTTTTCAGACACGGTCTTTTTATCAAACCAATCGTCAACTTCTGCCAATGTAAATTGTTCAGCTGACTCTGCGATCTTGCCCAACTTATGAGCAATTTCCATTAAATTATGTTCGCGGCGTAGGTGGTTGCCAAATTCATTATAGCTACCGATAGCTTCAAGCGCGGCTTTCTTTTCTTCTGGACTCCATACTTTTTCTTGTGGAGGAACCGAAGATTGATTAACTGTGGATTGAGGATCAAATCCTTCAAGCAATGCTTTCATTTTTAAGATTTTCATAATGTATATAAATAGTTGTATTAGTTGGATTCTTGATCCGGTGGAGTTGCACCGATTAAACCTTTAACGGCAGTTAGCAATTCGCCAATACCTGGGATGATTCTGAAAGGAGCCATCTCGTTTGCAAATGATGCATAATCTTCTTCAGTTTCTAGTTTTAATTTATCAACCAATTCAGCGGCGAATGCATCGACTGAGTTTGTTTGTACTGCGCCACCTATGATCTTACTTAATAGGAAAGTTACACCTGCTTTAGATACAAGCTTGACGTGAGATTGTTGTTCAATTTCTTTTTCGGCTTGGTCTTTCTCAGCTTTGGCTTTTTCTAATTCGGCTTTAGATTTAACGGCGTCTTCTTTTGCTTTTTCTAATTCTTCTCCACCACCGCCATCTGGCGCAGCGTCTTGCGGTTGCGCGTCCATTGGAGGGAGGTCTGTTTGATCGGCTTCTTCGGTTGATGGCACATCTCCAAGTCCTGCAACGTTAACATTTGGAGCGGGCGGATTTTCTTGAGCGGGTGGTGTTTCATTTTGTGGTGTCTCCTTTCCTGCTTCTTCTGGTGCTGGCTCTTCTTCTTTTGGTTGAGGAGCAGCTTCTTTTCTTAAAGTTTTTTTCTTTTTACCTTCTGTCAATGATCCCCAAACAACGTCGGTCATACGACCTTGGTTTGTTTTATTGGAAATCTCCGAAATAAGTTGTTTTAAAAATGGATTAGATATTTTGTTGTTCATATATTGTGGTTTTATATTATCTTATTTCAGACAAGATGTCGCGGATGATTCCTTCAATTTTCATGAACTTGTTCATGTCACGCTTATCAACAGTCAATCCACCCAATACAGGTTTTCCACGAGAAACGCCTTCTGCTAGATTCATGAATGCGCCACGAGTTGACGGCGAAGATACTAGGTCAAAGCATAGCAATTCAAAGTCGTCTTGAACTTCAACGGTGTTTTCGTTCATGTTTCTAACAGAACCTAGACCACGGCTGGAAATACCAACACGGATATTGTTCTTGATTAGTTCCATTGCGATGTTTCCACTTGGGGTGGTTAATAATTCGATTGTTCCCATTACGGTGTCACCTTCCCAGTGACATTCCTTGACATTGTGAGAAACGTTCTTTAGATTGATGATAGAGCTATCTGGGTGATCCAGTTCACCAAGAGCACGACGCTCTTTAATGATTTGTTGATATTTTTCAACTTCTCTTTCTAATACTGGATGTGGATATATGCGACCGTTGTGATTCTTTTCACCGGCTTTTTGTAGTGGTCCAGATAGAGAAAATGCTCCGCCGACGTGTTTCTTTGCTTCGCTCAATATTTGAGGAGTTATTTCAAATGGAATATAATCTACCAATAGTTGTTTACTCATGTTATGATAAGGCTCTGCTGGATCCTAGTCCAAGGTTTTGTGGTTGTACGATTCCGCCGAGTGATGGATTCTTTTTTCCTTGGTCGGTCGGTTCCAAAATTGTTGCTGGAGGGGTTTCAGTTTTACCTGCACCCAAAATCTTTATTTTAAATGAAGAGTTGATATAATAATCTTTTCTGTCATCTGCTTTTAGAACGATATAATATTTGTCTTTTACATAAGAAATATCTACATCCTTAACAGTGATAGTATAGTCTTTTTCTTGACCGATGGATCCCTTGGATGCTCTAACGGCAATTTCTTTATTTACCAAATTCTTTTTTAGATTTTGGCTAAATTCTCTTTTTGCAGATTCTTCTTCGGCGCTGACTTTTGTTTGAAATGCTACAAAGTCTTTAACTACGCTATAGAATTTAACGTCTGGACTTGGAGCTGGAGATACAGCAGTTGGTTCTGCACCTGGACTCATGTTTCCGGCGGCAGCTGGGTTATTTCCCCAAGTATCTTCATTTAAAATTTTTACGGCGATATCTTTGAGGTTCATATATTATTTTCCCATTCTGTTTATTTTCTTGGCAATTTCTTTCAAACGAGCATGTATTTCTTTCATGTCCGGCTGTGTTCTAGCCCACAAGTTTTGAGTGGAATATCCACATTCAGTTTTTAGCTTCTCGCACAATTCAACTAAATATTCGACTTCACCAAGCATCTTTTTGGCTTGGTTGATGCCATACGAAATCTTGGCATGATTCTTCATCATGTCGCTTTCTTTAAAATTACGATAGCGGCTACGACCTTCCATTATATCAACGTCGCGACGAACAGTTAGTCTTTCACCTTCGCCAACCGTGGTGTCGTCTGTGTCTTCTTTGCCGACAACTTTACCACCTGGCATACTGCGCTCGGCGGTCTTCTTTTTGCTCTTGTGACCACGGAATGCCGCCGGTGTCATATATCCACCAACAGCTCCTGTAGAAGTCATTTCATCTAGGACTTCTTCTACAAGTTCTCGAATAAGCTGTTTTGTGTCGGTTGACATATTATTTAAAATTTTTCAATTCTTTGATCAACTCATAACTTAACATGAGTGCCATGATTTGATTTTCCTTGACCAATGTACCCTTGGTAATCTTTTCCAATTGGTTTAAGGTTTCTTCGATCTTGATTTTGACAACGTCGTTGTCTATACTGTTCTTTAGTTCAGTTATTTGCTTACGCACTTCGGGAACTTCTTGGTTGATATACTCTCTCAATGAATTTGTATTACTTACATTGTTGATGTATTCGCGAATCAAAATCTTTTGCTTATCGTCCAAGTTTTTGTATTTTTCGTTGAAAGAATCGACCAATAGTTTATAGGCCAATAAGCGAACATCTTCGTTTTGTTGCTGATATACCTTGACCATGTCTTTCTTTTCTTCTTCGGAAATGACTCTGGTAGGATTCTTTGCCAACAACATGCTTTCGGTGATACAATTGCGAGCTTTGTAAACTTCTCTTGGATCGCATGCTACTTCGTTTACGTTTTCTTCAAACACTTTATATATAGATGCAAGTAGTTTGTAGTTTGATATGCTACCATTTAAAAATGCTTCAATTGGATAGTTTTCTTTAATTTCTTTGATCAACTCATATTTTTGTTGATTTAGTGCTCTTTCATCCAACTTTTTTCTGGTTCTTACGATTGTCTCAAGTAGTCTGTCTGCTGCGAATTGATCTTTAACTTTGTCTTCTAAAATGATACGGTATAGGCGGTTTTCTTTTCCAAGCTCGGTTGACTCGGTGAAATACTTACGAAGAATACGATTTGCGGTAGATTCTTCTTTTCCGGCAAGAATGTCGGCGGTAACTTGACGAACGAGTAGTTCGAACAAAATTCCGGCGTTTTTAAACTTGGAATGCTTGAGTTTCTTCATACAATTTTAATTATAAATATATTATAGCTAGATAAAAACGACAGATTATATAGGTTTATCTTCCGAAATGATATTGGACTCGTCCAATAGCGATCTTTTTTCGGTTATTACGGTTTTGGATTGGGTGTTATATCTTTTCTTCAAAGTACTTGTTATACTCTTCAAATCTTCTTCTAAAGACAATGGGGATCCTCTATATGTATGCCTAATAGAACGGTCGGATTTGGACTTTTCTTTGTTTTCTTTAGCCCCAAGTGGATCTTCTCCCCAGTTTTTGTCACTTCTGGACGTATATTTCTCTTTATTTCCCGTTTGGTCACGGTTTCCACGTTCACGGTCTTTTCTAGTTTCTTCTTCCAGTGGAGGTAGTTCACCCGCATCTCCACCACCCGCGTCACCGCCAGTATCCGCCCCTGCGTCAGCTCCACCACCGGCATCCGGTGACTCGCCACCTCCGCCGCCAAGGTCCGACATCCCGCCGCCCAGATCTTCTGGACCAGCGTCACCGCCAACTTTTTGATTGCTTGTTGCCGGATCATTGCCTTCATCTTTAATTTGCTGACGACGCCATTCTTGCTTCTTGTCCTTGATAACTTCATCTTCCATGCCTTCGATGTCGTCCGACGACATATTAAATATCTTATTATATACCCATTTACGGCTAAACATTTCGGAATCCGTCATATCCTTGGCAACATTCATTTTGTCTTGCCATATAGCGATCTTTTCTTGTTCAAATATTGTAGATGGATTACTTAATTCAAGTTCAAAATCAACCAGCGATGCGTCTTGGTATCCTTGTACATATAAGTGAACAATGGCGATCTTTGTTAATTCGGAAACTAGAATGCGCTGAATGCGTCCAATTGTTCTACTAAAACGAACATCTTCTGCTGCCAATGTCGCTTTTCCAGAAATGGTTTCATCGTACCCCAAGAAAGCTTTTGGAATCTTGAGTGCGGCCATCATTTTGTTACGAACATACTCCAAGTCTTCGATGCCAGTAAAATCCATGCCCGGTAATGTATCAATCTTGGTACCGCTATCACCACCGCGAACTGGAAGATAAAAATCTTCCACCATATTATTTAAATTAAAGCGTAAATTATAGTCTCCAGTTCTTTCGTCGATGTAAGGAACTTTCTTTACTTGGGTCATTATCTTTTGCATTGCACCGTCGATCTCCGACGGCGGTAGATTACCAACGTCGATTGAAAAGATACGTTTTTCTGGTGCTCTCATGATACGGTGAATTAACATCGCATCTTCCATCAAACTTAATTGTTTCCACACACGGCGTGCTGGTTCAATCATACTCTTGCCATATGGCAAAAAGTTACTATCACTCAGTAAACGAAAGTGTGCTATTTCGAAATTTTCATATTCCATTCCACCGCCCAATCCGTCATGTTGGAATTTTACATAGTTGATATTCTTTGGATCCGAACCTTCTACGCGAGTAAGCTCATATGGGCTTATTGGATGTACTAAATATACACCGTATTCAGGTGAAACTTCTAACCGTAAGAAAAAATCTCCATATTTACAATTCTTTACAAACACTCCGCTGTTTGGCACAATTGAACCATTCGCGTCTCTTCCGCATATTGCAAAATTATGCCTATCATCTTCTCCGGTTGGCCCAACCACAGTCATACAATATACATCGGCGGTTTCATCGACAACTTCAATTCGAGCAACTTTGTGATTGGACACCACAAATGAATCCATATTTTCTTTCTGAATTCTTCTAAATTCTCTGTTATTAAGAGCAGACCATTCACAAATAAATTCTGGGTTATTTTTCAAAGATTGATATGCCGCTTGCATGGAAATTGGCGACCCACCATTAAGCTTTACTTCATTGTATATATTCAACATTTTACTTGACCATTTCACTTTCATTCGGAACTTTGCCATATCAGACCGAATTGGATCTTTCCACATTTCTGTTTTATTTTTTGCCCTGACACTATTGTGTGATTGATGGAGGTCGGAAGAATTGTATTTAATGAAATCTAATACCGGTTTTCCTTTCATTTCTTTACTCAATTGCTCGCGTCTAGAACTTGAACGAAGATATTTGTCTATACCCATCAAACGTTTTTTTGTCACTTCGGGTGAGTGTAGAATTTTTTTACAATGGTCCGCGTGCAATTGACGATGTGCAAAGAATTCCATCGGTTCCAAATTTGACGGAGTATTGTCGTATTTGTTAAAATTCTTGTGGTGTAAAATTCTATTTTCTTTGTTGGTTTCTATGCCAGACGACTTAGCCACCAACCGATGTGTATAGTCATATTTATCGGTTTCTGGATTATATATCATCTCATACTCGTTCATTCCTCCTTTTTTTGGACTTAACTCGCGATAAAATGGCATTAAACTGTCATTTTCCAACAACTCATCTGCTCTCTTGGTAGTTCCATTACGAAGTATAAATGGATGTTCCGGTGCGGTCTCTATTACTGAGCCATCATCAAGTGTTACTTTTACAATCTTGTTGGATGTATAATTTTTGTCACACCACACAACTTTGCCAGGAACAATTTTTTTGGTTTCATCTTGTACAGAATAAACCCAAATTTCTTCACCGGAGTTTAATCGCTTTGATAGAGACTCTATAGTAATAATCTCACCGGAAAGGAGTGGAATTGGAGAATCGTATTTGACCGGCATGTTGCGTGTCCAAGACCACAAATTGAATTCAATATTCAAAATGTCATTGAACAAATTTTCTAGAATCTTCTTGATGTTCTCATTCTGAGAACGAATGGTTAATACATGACCAAATTCGCTTGGGACTAAACACTCATCTGCATAAATGTCGAGCGCACTTGCAATGATCGGATCCATGTCCATCACGTCATAGTCTCGAAACAATTCAAGTCGTGCGGCTTGATATGCCATCGACATGTCTCGATTATGTAGATTATAGGTCGAACTTCTTAAACGATTGAATCTATCACGCAAACTATTTCTATCCGTTGCGTATTGAATCTCGTCCGTATCTACAACCTTTATCTTTTTGCCGCCTACATTACGAACGATAACGTCCGTAGAAAACATTTTCTTCAGTCTATTAAATAAGTCTTTTGAATCAGCCATAAGTTTGTCTGTATATATATGAAGCGGTTACTGTATAAATATACAATTAGACTATTTTTATCTAGATAATAAAGATTAACGTTAAAACTCTTATATTAACCACCGAAGGTCCATTTTATCACCACCGCGAATCTGCATTTTCCACGAGTCCTGCGGTATGCCATATGCGTTGTTTGATTGTTGTGTCATAAGTGGCTTAAAATTACTTTTGATAGCATCACTTGACGACGATCCTACTTTATCCAATATGGTTTTCATTATACTATCACTGTCTTTGCGTAATCGTAATGCCACGTCTCTAATCCACAATGCTATTCCCATAGCCATAACCAAGTCATCATTATAGCCTTCCATAGCCTCTGCCTTGGCCGATGTACCCGAAGATTTCCATATAAAAACGTTTAGTTCCTCAATCAGTCTGTTGCTGTGTATAATAACTTCTTTATTTCTTATATAACTTTCAAGTTTTGATATAACAAGCGGTCTGGTCTTGTTGGATGTTGTGAAACCTGGGGTCATTTTCTTTTCCAGACTGTTGATTTTATTGGTCATTTGGTTTTCCACATCAACGTATTGTAAGTCAGATGAACTATAAAAAAGATTTGGATAATTTGCATCCAACACTTCTTGTATCACCGCCCAACCAACGTTTGCATTTTCTATGACCAACAATCCAGAATTGTATTCGGTTGCCATCGTCATCAGTGCCCTTGCATAATCTTTGGTTGGCAACTTACCTTTGTACTCAGCAACTTGTTCCATTGTTTCTATGTCAAGAATCTGAGCAGCTGAAAAATCTTGAGCATCGCCACGCGCCACGTCCGCAGAAACCATGTATGATTTACCGGGTTCTGGATATTTGTATATCCAATATCCTTTATCAATTCCGCGTTTTTCTATTGGCTCCGACACGTGAGTTTTTGCATACCAATCAAGAACTGGAATATCAATAACCGTATTACCGGATGTACTAAATTCACAATCACATTCTTGTGCCGCACCTTTTTCACCAGACAGTTTTGTTTGCTCATCGCGCCATTTCTGATCTCGCTCTGGATGCATATGCCACGGAAGACTGATGCGGTTTAGATCGTTCAATCCCTGCTCAGATTGAGTCCACATCTTGTGAAAGAAATTACCTACGCCATTTGGTGTGGATAGAATAATAGCCTTACCACCGGTGGACAATGTGTATTGTGCAGACAGCCATATTTCTTCAATGCCATCGATGAATGCAGCTTCGTCTATGATTAGTAGAGATAGAGCAGACGAACGACCGGATGTACCAGCAGAAGATGCCGCTTTGATTTCGGATCCGTTCTTCAACTTCAACGACAATCTATTGTCTTCAACCGCCGGAACTTTTAACCAACTTGGGAGATTGTCATTGGCAAAACGAACTTTGGTTACAATAGCTTTGGATGTTTCTTGTGTAATACTCAAACACAATATTTGCTTGTCGCTGTGAAACGTCATTAACCACATCGAATAACCAGCGACGAGGGTAGTAATACCCATCTGACGAGATTTTAAAATAATATTTTGATTATATTTGACGAAATCTTCAAGAGCAACGTCTTGGAACGGGTATGTCAAAAACGGCAAAGTCCCACGCGTTGGATGTTGAATTTTGACATACTTCTTCATGAAATATATCGGGTCTTTTAGACACTTCGCATATTCCAACTTGATTATATCTTTTAAATTTTGGGTGGTTGCCATATTACGCTTCTCCCAATTCGTCGTATCTCAAATACAACGGGGACGTATGATCAATGAATAAAACGTCTGGTATTTCTTCGTGTACATCATCACGAAACTGCCGAGCCGATATGTCGAGTATTTTTCCTTCAACACTAACCCAGTCGTGATTCACTCTATATTCATCTCCGGAAGACTCATCGCATTCCATGTAATTCTCTGCATTGGGTTCATCTAATGTAAATTCGCCCATCACATGAATTGCGTTTATTTTGTATTTCGCCAGTTCTTCGGCTAAATCTTTAGCCATAACCGCACAATACCCAAATGCGCTTGGATATTTGCGATTAACTCTTTCTGCAATCGCTAGTATTATATTATGTTGAGGCAAGAACTTTGTCAATTTCTGCATTTGTTTTCTTCAGCTCTTTTTCAGCCGATTTTATTTTCTTCAAGCATGTAACAAAATCCTTATCTATTTTCTTAACCAAATCGTCGCGAGCTTCGTTGGACCATTCTTCAACCATGCCCGTGGAATTTGCGTATGTAAGTGTCTTGGAATCTTCGGTTGCTAAGTAGTCTTTGCTTTCTTTTAGCTTTTGACGAATATCATTCAAGTAAGATATTTCGTTCTCAATTAGTTTTTTGGTTTCGTACAATTTAAATTGACCTTTGATTCTGAGTTGAGTCTCTTCTTTAACTAAACAGTCCAAGCACTTATGTGTCTTGAAAAACATCTTGCGATCTTGTCTAGTTCCCCAACGAATTTCACAATTGCACGATGTGCATTTTTCATTTGTCTCGGCGCGTATAATGTCCATGACTCTGGTAACAGTTTGCGGTCCATTCTCTCTTTGAATCCATTGTTTACCAAGATGATCCGTCCAAGTCTCACCGACTTTGCGGATGATATACTTGTCTTTATCACCAGTATATCCGACTTGTACGAATGGTCGCTCGCCCTTGAGCATTTTACCGACCATTTCTATATTTGACATGTTTTGACCGTGCTTCATAATATTTTAGTTATAACCTTTCCAATATATATGAACTCCCGTGGAGTTTTATACCAAAAACTACTTTATTTTATCCGCAATCAGAGGGTAATACCGTCGATATCAACAAAAACTCGTTGATTCAATGGGAGATACGACTTGTTGTATATAAAGTTATATGAGCCGACACCGTATGCTAGTTTGTTGCTACCGTCGTATAATTCTGCTTCTATTTCAAACAGCTCGTTCCTCAGTGTATTTTTTATAGGGATACTTACGGCGAAGGTATCAACTGAATATGCAAGTGAATCATATGGTTTTATAGAAACCTCGGAAATGTTCCAACCTCCGGAAACCGGTACAAGTATTATGGTTCCAAATTTTGTATTTGATACAAAGAATTGGTTGGTGTAATTTCTATCGGCCCCAAAGTTATAATCTTTTCCAATATAACCTATCTGAGTTTTCTCGGCTCCGCTTAGGAAATACACATACATCTCGGACGAGTCGGTGTTATTCACTGTAGACTTAACATTCATTGAAAATTGATACAAAGAATTCCCGTTTAATTTTATCGGATTGCTATTGTGAGCGGATCCATTTATCAAGTTCTCTTGGGAGTTCACATATGGAGTTAATACCGACGGTGTGGAAAAAGAAGAAGACGGGTATGCAAGTTTGTTGTTGAAAGCTTTATTGGTTGCGTACCAATATGATTCACTTACAATTGTTGGATACACATATGCGGCAGACCGAGATGATTCGATTGTATTATCTTTAAAAATTACATAGTCCGTCTTGCTAGAATTGTATGAGTGCGTAACAATGGCACCGTCGATTAAAACGTTACTGCTCTGCGAAAAATGCAACGAGCCTCCACTCACAAGCCAGTATTTTGCCAAATGTTGAGACGAATAAAATTTACCTGCGTCCTCCACCAGCCCATTGTCAAACCCAGATCCGCGTATTAATTCGCGAGATTCAATTTTTCCTTCCGAAATCAAAACTTTGGATTGTGGGTAACTCAAACTTCTACCGTATATTTTATAAGAATTAATCTTTCCACATAACACTCTCAATTTAGTAAAATCTAAATCCAATACAGATCTATAAACTTGTGGATTTTTTCTTGGTAGACTAAATGAAACATTTTCATATACTATCTCATATTGTCCAGAATCCAAACTCAAGCAATAAAAGTTCTTTTTGTGATACGAGTTTTGCTTTGTCGGATCGTTTGACACAACATACCCATGTATGTTTGTTAAATTATTCTTAGCATACTCAGAATCTTGGTTGGTTAATTCTATGATTTCGGACACCGTCACAAACGGTATGTCTAGTAACAAAGAGTCCTTATTCACAACCTTTTTTATTTTTGCAATGAAATCTGTATTTAAAATTCCAACGTGTACCAAATCATACCCACCGAAATCAGAATAAACAAATTTTGACACACTTATGGATTTCAAGCGAATATCTTCACCCGTCATAACTGATGTGAATTCAGTTCCAGTATTTCTGTATATTTGATATATGATGTTGGAAGATTCTATGTTATAATCACCATTACTATTGTGCTTCGGTGTAACGGCAGTTGAATAGAAGCTTCCCGACGCAACGTCATATGGTTGCGACGGATACTCTGGGACACTGTATATTTTTGGTGTAGCAGTAAACTCTGGGTATTCAAAAAATCTGACCGCAGACGTGGTCGATGTTGACGTATCGATCAGTATCTTTCTCTTCCACGTGACGGTTCCGGTGGGCAATTCACCGGACGTTGGTGCCGAAATCAACGGAAGCTTTGTTGTGGTAGAAACTTTATATGGAACATTTCTATAATATGCAATTTTTCCATCGTAGTTTCCTAGATCCGCCGCTGTAGAAACAATTTCAATGTATCCTATACCGGAATAAGCATCTTCCTCTACCTTGGTGTAGTAAGTCGTTCCATTTGGCGTAGAATCGCCATACTTGGCATCCTTCGCCCTAGCCAGTTGAGTAAACAACTTTGTCCCATCGGCAGAATACACATTAACGCTGGCAGTTGCGTTTGGTAATATTCTATCGGTTGGATTTACGACAAACGAGTTCTTTCCTAAACCAAAAATGCTATCAAAGTTGGTTATAAAAAAGAAATCGTTAGATTGCGGGTCTGTGTCTAGAATATCTGCCATAAGTTATATATACGCTTATGGTATAAATATTCGTTACTTACTATTATCGACCTTACTAAACCCGTTTTCTTTCTTAATCTCCAAATGCTTGTTGACCATATCTCGCATTGCATCCAAATGGCTAATGATTATTATGAAGTCAAAATTGGTCTTCAAGTAATCAAACAGTGAATGTATCATCGCGATATTGTCCGCGTCCAGTGCACCAAAACCTTCGTCCACGATCAAGAACGGTGCACGTGGTAGGTTACTAATGTTTATTAGTGCCACGCGAAGTGCCAATGAAGAAACAAACCGTTCCATTCCAGAGCAAAGTTCCAGCGGCCACTTTTTGTCTTCATATCTTATAAAAACATTCACGTTTTTACCATCCGTTTCAATACTCATGCTAAACTCCACGATTTGAGACAAGATATTGTTGACTTCGTTTTCAATTCTAGGAACTGCATCGGATATGATTCTGTATGGAATACCGTCCTTGCCGACTGCATCTGAATAATATTGATATGCTCCATATTCTTCTTCCGCTGCCTCAACTTCTTCAATTCTCTTTTGTAAAGATGCAACTTGGTCAGTAAACGAAACTTTCTTGCTGTATGCAGATGTGTATTCAGATTCTGCCGATTTTTTACTCTGCGACAAATTATATAACTCGGTGGTTAGTTTTTCTATAGCGGAACGTATGATTTTATTTTTTTCTATTACTTCCTTGGATTTTTCATACAGTTCTATTGCCGCTGACAATTCGTTTATACGAGTTGTTGCTTTTTCAATAAGCATCAGTGCGTTAGCCTTTTCCAAGTCTTTCTTAAAATATTGAGTCTCGGCAGTTGTCTTTTTGTTTGCAATACCCAAATATTTCTCTCTGGACTCGGTAGAGGACTTGAGAGTTGATACTTCAGATGCAAGTGTTTCAATTGAGGTTTTCAATTCCACCACTTGTTTTTTGTCTTCAACCAAACCTTCGCGTGCAGCCATTGCATCTTTTACGAATACATTATCGCAACAATATTTGCAATTTGGGTCATAGCTATGCGACTCCAAGTGTTTGATCTTGGACAATTTGGTTGCCACCGAGTCTTTTAATCTATTCAATGCAATTTCTTGCTTGTTTAGTAAAGACGATTTTGAACTGTAAGATTTATAATCCGCGTCTAATTTTTCTGGGTCGTATATCGACAATTCTTTTTCGATTGTAACTTTTGATTCCGTTAGCAATTTTAAATCTCTGACGATATTTTCGACGTTGGATTTAGCCGCAACCAACTTAGACTCCAAGTCTAGTTTCTCAGTTTTCAATTTCTCGACGTTGGTTGGGACATTATCGACGTTGACTATTTTTAATCTTTCGTCGTCTATTGATTTCTTTACCCTGTCCATATCAACTTCAAATTTTTCTTTCTGAGAAGATAAGTCTGCAATCTTCAATTCCAACACTTCCAATATAGATTTTGTATCCAGTATTTTTTTGGACGTGTCTTCCTTATTAAAAGCTTTAATTATACCGGATAGATCTCTTGATTGATCGTTTGAGACTTTATGCAAAGAATCAAATATATTTAAGCCGATGAATTGAGATAACAATTCTTTTCTTTCGGTTTGACCCATTTCTATGAATGAACCTTGGTTGCCCTGTAATGCAAGTGAAGTTAACACAAAATCTTCATAGTCACCGAGGTAGTCTCGTATTATTTCATTTGTGCTACGACGAGCTTCACTGTTCAGTGAAATTTGCTCGGAGTTTACTATCTTGTAGAAATTTACATCAACCTTGACGTTGTTCTTCTTGTCACGAGTACCTTTTCTTTCTATGACGTACTCCGTTCCATTGATTTCAAATGTAAATTTACCAGTAAATGTATTCTTCTGCGAATTCATCACATGCACCGCTTTAAAAGCGCGAGAACTCTTATCAAACGCCGTGAAACACAGAGCATCCATCAACGAGGACTTTCCGCTTGCGTTTGCCGCAAACAATCCATACACGTCGGATAACTTTGTGAAATCAACCACGTTGTCTTCCCCGTAGCTGAACATATTGGAGAATTCGAACTTTACTGGCTTCCATCGTATACCTTTGGACGCATTTCCACCGACAACAAGATCATTTATTTTCTTGTTTATGGTTTTTACGGAATTCACTGTATCATCGTCCATGACCTCCGAGTACTTGTTTTTTAGGTAGTCTTCGAGAAGTTTATTTTGATATTCTACATCAGAAATCTTATTCAGGTTTGTCTGAATCTGTGAATTTATCTGTTTTGTTACATCGTCACTATCTACACGCACAAATACCAATTCGGTAACATTTTTAGCAACTCGAATTTCGGACACGATGCGTTTGATATCGGTTGCCACACTTTCTCTACATCTGACCCGCAACTTTGGCTTAGGTGGCATATTTGATATATCAGTCATCAACTTGCCGTCATCAATATCAATCGTGAAATAGCCATAGTCATTTTGTATTTCGACGTGCCTGTATGTTCTATTTTTTACATCCCAAAGAGAAAAGCCGTGACCAAGCAATGCTTCGCCATGATTTTGTTGTATGCACGATCCCGCATAGCGAATTATTGGAGATTCGGTTGCGCGATTGTACTCTTGTAAGTTTTGGGCCAAATGGATATCGCCCAACAGTGCCATATCATGGCCATCAAACATCTCATTCATGACACTCTTGTTGGTTATGGTATAACCAATATCCGTCTTGGCATCAAAGACACCGCCGTGATACAGAGCAATTTTTGTATCAAACTCGGTCTTGATTTTCTTGGAGACATCCTTCATTTTAATGAATGAAATATGATCTTCAAAAATGGACATGTTATTGAATAGCAAGTTGGCAAATGAATATAGCTTGCTTTCTTTTAAATAGTATAAATCTTTGTGTGCCAGATTATCTACAATTGGAGATATACTATCCAACCGAGTAACGTTGGTAAGCAAACAGTCGTGATTACCGGGTATAATGATGGTGGGGCGAAGATCGGCACAATTTTTAAGAAGATCGCTCATGAGCTGAACACACTCGGGTGAAAGGTCAACTTTGTTATGCGTTAAATCTCCAGCTATAACAATCAGTGTGTTTGACGGTGTATTCTTTATTTCTCCGTAAACTTTTGCAAAAACTTCTCTGTATTCGTCGTGCCGCTTGGTAAGCCGAACGTGAATATCGGCCATATGAACAATGCAATCTACGTGCGTTAGTGTTGTATTGAGTTTTTCGTATGTGTCTATCATAATATTTTAAGTTCATTTATCAGAGTGGGTTCGTCAAACGTAGTTTCTTTCACCCGAAAGAACTTACACTTCAAGTGCTCTTCTATTTG